TGGCCTTCCCATACACATAATGTTTCGACTTAGAGTTGATCCAAGGAAATTCTAGAATATAAACGCTATCCGGTATTCTTTACGATGAAGCGTGGATTCAACACAGCAGCCGCACCGCGTTCACTTGCTTTGAAACGGAATACCAGATCGTTGCTGAATTCTGCTTCACTATTCTGAGGCGCCTGGGTTACTGTAATTGGCCAATTCTCCATGTAAGCAAATGCCTTTTTGAAGTCGCCCAAAAACCACCATTGCTTAGCGTCCGCATTAGTTTCCCCCGAAGCGATGATGCGACGATAAGCTAATCTACTTTCGAACACATTGTAATTACCAAGGGGATTTGCAGACGTGGTGGTAGTAACACCAGAAACCTGTAAGACTTCAGCAGAGTTAAAAACACGGTGAGCAGCGTGGCGAAACGCCGGCATTACCAGAACCGTATTGGCTTCCACTAGAACAGGTTCGCCAGTATTCGGATCCAGAATATCGGCTAGAATTTGCTCAGCAGCGTCCACATTAGTCCAATCAACCAACGAATTAGCCGCCAATACATTGACCCAAGGAGATACAGTCTGATAAGTGTCGTATTGAGTCCCTAAGGATTTGTAGTTATTTGTCGCGCCAACAATTACGTCAAGGAGTCGCTTTTCTTTATTCAGCCCCAGCACCTCACCCACTTCCGAAGCACGCCGCAAAACAATATGTGTACGGTCAAAGAATATTGCTTCACGAGTAATGGGGACAATCAGACCATGCTTTGTGGTGGAAGGAGTCTCAATATAATCCTCACCGAACCCTAGATTGGGGTACGGCATTCCTGCCCCGATGGACAAATCGTCATCTACCACACGAGTAACGCCTGGGATTTTCTCTCCATCGAAGCGAGTAGGAACCGTGTCAACTAATTTCGAAGCAACGAACGCCGACTGCGTATAACCCTCCATGATCTTCGAGTAGATGAGCTGTCCGGTAATATTTGAGAACGCAGTTGCATCGACCCCATCTGTTGACTCGGTTAACGCTACTCCGTTAGAATTTCGAGGGTCCAATCCGCGAACCCAGTGATATCCATCAGGAATGACCGCCTCAGCGAGTTCTCGCAAACTAAAATCGTCAGGCTTCAAGTCACCACTCGACAATGCCTCGGACAGATGCGATATCGTTTTTTCTGATCCATCTAATTCGTAACGCCGTTTCAGTTCTCTGTATTTAATTGCACGCACTATTTTACTCTCCAATTATCTGTTGTGTTCACACGGTAGGGGATAAAGATGTGATACGAAGTTACGACACAGCTTGTGGTCCATCTCTCATCACTGTGCTATGAATTTCAATCATGACCCGACTCTCCGCACTTGGTACCCGTCTCGCAACACGACCAATAGACAATTCTGGTGAAGTGACCACCACAGCGATGACAGTTTGACTATCGAGAGCGGTTCCGGCCGTGTTATCATTTACACCCAACCGGTCACCTAATTCGTAAACAGCCGAGTCACAATCAAAATCAAAGACACCGGCAGTCGCAATCCGGATCTCTTTTGTTTCTCCAATCCCACTATGCTGCATAGCAACGCCAACAAAGGAATCATGTAACACTTCCTGGGCCGCAGCCAGAGTCAGTGGACCTGACCCTCCAATATCTTTGATTTCATTCGCTGGTTTGGCCGTGCCTGTATCTAAGTAAACAATGTCCCCGATATTTACTTCAATTGCTGCATCAACAGGCAGTTCCACGGGCCTCGTCTGTCCAAATCTCCAACGCATAATATTGGGCATTTCCCATTTCCTTTCGATAAATCAGTTACATAAGGTTTGATTGTGTTCCGAGGCGCAGCTTATCTTTTAACGGACTTTCACCTACCGCACATTCGTCTGATGCTTGTGTATCCATCGATACGCACTCTACGATATCCAATCAACAAACTGTTTTGAGTCCTTGGGTTCTGACCGCGGTTTGTCATAAAAAGGCTGCTCCTTCGCAATACACTTTCTGTTTTGGCGATAAGGGTTGTCTCTCCATTTCGTGGCGGCTTCAACCAAGCGTAATCGTCTACAGGCAATCTTCCTCATTTCTGCTTCACTCTCACAGGAGAGCATTTGTTCAATAAGTGTGGAATCAACAACGGCATCATCTTTGGTTCCATCGATGGGCAAACCGACTTCTTTCAGAATGGTATTTACATTATGCTTCTGTTCTTTTCGTAATAGACTTTCTTCGAGTTCACCGACCTTACGACTCAGATCAGCGACAAGGTCCTGATCTTCTTTACGCAACTCTTCCACAAGATCGGGGCGACACAAACGAATCTGATCGCATGTTAAATCCTTTAATAGGACCTCCTCACTTTTCCCAGCGTTCTGTTCGGAAAGGGTCTCTTCTTCCATCTGTTCAAACAGTCCACGAGTAGTTGCCGGATCAGCCACCAAATCAACGCCACGTACTTTTACAATTCGGTGTACTGTCAAAAGTCCATCACGACGTGATAGCTCTGCGTCAACATTGTGAGATAAACCGACATTTTCCGGTGCATGTTGTGCATCCCAGATAAGCTGTTCAGCCAAAGCGTGTTTTGGATTAAAAAACAGATCCGCGAATAAACCTTCTTTGTCACGGAAAACAACATTTTTCAACGACCCGAGCCGATCGTGATAATCACGTGCCGATCGAACATGATCTCGAGGATGGTTAACATTAACCTTGATTCCCTCGTACAACCGTGCAGCATGTTGCAACGCATCACGAGAGTAAATACGACCATTGCGACTCTCAATACCGAGGACCTTTACATTCCGAATCACACCAGACTGAGCACCGATTGGCATCGAATTCCCGGATGATTGGGCATACTCTTGAAGATTCTGCAATTCAATATCACTCATAATCCTACTCCCAAGCACATGAACCATATACACAAAAAAAGCCGCCAATAACGATGGTTTCGTCTCTGGCGGCTCTAAGCGATACTCGACTGAGCTCGCATGATACCATTTACTACTGTTGTATTGAGAAGCTTTTCTACGGCCTACTTTCTAGGTGTCAACATGTAGTTAATAGATGAACAGTGGAGGATTATTGTCACAATTGCGGTATTACCTCTGTACACAGTTATGACGCGACAAAAGTCATCGTTCTAGCTGATCTACTCTTTTTCGGAGGTGTTGAATAGTACCATCTTGAACGTTGATCTCCAACGAAACCGTACCGTGAAACCCGCGGTGCAGAGAGACTTGAATCAGCTGTTCCCAACATTGTCGAACTTGACCAAGCTTCGCTTGATTCGCCACGGTTTCTTTTGTATCAGTCATGTCGCTCAGCATACCGTTCTATAGCATTTACGTCCAGCATTATTTTTAGCCACCCCCTAACGCCAGGACCAATCCCGATATCGAACAATAGTACGTGTACTAGCAATCCATTCCAGGGGAAGTTATTTCGTATTTTGTATTGTGCAAGATGTCATTTTTGCACGATGCCTTTCAATGTTCTCGCGTTCCTGATCATAGTCCAATCCTCGTCGCTGACTCCATGTCTGAGGAGATAATATCCCACTCTCATGTTCGATGCGATTTACTTGCGCCTCTCGTAACACATCCCGCAGTTGTAATGAAGGGGCCTGAATTTGAATTTCGATTTGTTCTCGCACTCCGGACGGTAACTGCCCAAACGCAACAGCGTTATCTAGTACTCTCCACATCACCTTTCTATCCACGGCCATTTGCTCACCTTGCATGCGTTGAAACATTCGCACAGCGGGCCCTTCAGCAATCATAGTCGACGAATAGTTAGCATTAGAAGCATCGGAACTTAGCATAAACTCAGGCATCACCAATCGGGCTGATATCGCTCGCAACTCAGCCTGCAATACCCCTACATAATTACTAGCATCCAGACCCGACGCGGGAAAATCATATTCCACACTCGCATCTGCATCTAGAATAGTCCCGGGTGGAAATTTAGTCGTGTAAATACTTTTCCCGGTCGTAGGATTAGTAGTTGTGTGATCCGATCGATCTTGGACAAACTGCTGCACGGCAGTCCGATTGCTTCGGTGGTGCCTTCGAATTAGCGCAATTGCTGTTTGTATTTCGGCAACTACACTCATATTTCTCAGCAGCTTCTCCGCTCGACGAAGATTTCCACGCACTGGGTAATAAAGAGGCAGCCCACGCTTAACATTAAAGTCTACGTTTGCCTTCCTGTGTTGTATTTCGTCGGCATGGATAAACTTATCGTCAATATAATATCCCAACACCTTTTCCACATCACTGGGATCGGTCCGGATGCCCATGGTTGAATAAGGGTCTGACGATACACGGCTGGGCGTGAAAACTTGCTCTGGTTCAACGAATCGAATCGGTGTTAACCCTTGTCCATCGACGAAGTACCGCAGGAATACTTCACCATCGCGATCTTTTCTAAGCACAGTTTCTTGTTGCCTTGCATGCCAATCGTTTCGATAGATAAAGTCATCCAGGACA